TTTGGTGTACGGTTCTCATCAAGCATGATGGACAGACGCATCAGGTCATCGTGATCAACCACAGAAGCGATTGCACCATCTTCACCAGTCATCGTTGGCTCTGAAGAAGAATCACCAGTGTAGAGAACAGTACCGGCACCAGCCAACAGATCGGCTTGCAAAACTGCTTCAGTCAGCTGTGTTGCACCAGTGACCATCTCGCGGGACAGGTGAGAATACAGCTCTTCGTCAGTGTCGAAGTCGAATGACTCTTGCGTAAATTCAGTGAAGAAACCAAATTTTGTGATTGTACCAGAACGCTCGATACGTGTGAAACCAACACGGTTAACACGACCACCGGTCTCCGTCAGAGTTGGCATCTTACCAGCGATGGAACCAACGTCTTTCGAGGAACCATAGAGGTTGCCGTCAGCAGTGGTTGTACCAGAAGCGTTAATGCCTTGGTCATTCACGTTACGCGCATCAAGCAGTGGGATGTAGTGGAACACCTTAATTGCTTTGCCGTAATGCTTTGGCATTGCCATGACATCAGCCATCGGCATGAAGTACATTTCTTTTTTGGCTTCAATCAGCGACTTTTTGTGGTGTTTGAAAGTCTCGAACTGCTTACCGATGTTTGACGGCGTACCGCCAGCGGGATCATTATATGTTTGCATCGTTTTTCCTTACAGACGCTTCGCCATTTCAGCGGATTTCTCAAATTCCTCGTCCGACATGGAGAGGGGATTATAGTCCTGCTTCACAGTTTTTGGTGCTGCTTTAAGGGGACCAGCGGCTTTTGCTTTTTCCCCATTGTCAGAGACTTTTTTTCTCGGTGCTGATCGCGTTTCAACTGCTTGGCGTGTCGGTACAGGATCTTCATGCTGTACGGGTGCTTCTTGCTGCTGTTGCTTTAAAAGCTTTTGCTCACTCATTGCCTGACCGACTTGGTAATAGGCATTAATGTATGGAACTCCGTCAAGGTTGCCCAACATTCTTTCTTTATCTACCGCACTTGAGATCTGATCATAAAGACCATTCTCTTTGTGTTGGGTAATAACTTTAAGAATCTTTGGATCTTTAAAGATAACATCCTTAGATGCTTTATCCCATTCTTTGTTAATCAATACAATAGTTTCTTTACCTACATCAGATGTAGCTACTTCATCCAATACATTATTAAAGGACATTTGTTCTTCAGTTACAGCATACTTACCTGGCTCATAGCTTGGGTCAGCGTCTGTATCGATATCCAATGGATCAATTCCACTATCACCAACTAGCTTTTTAACTGCTTCTGGATTCTTATTATGGAGATCAATTAGGTATGTTAGTTTACCTTCATCCAATAGACCTTGGTTTTCCAACATCTTCATCATCCGAAGATTAGGCTGAAGACCCTGCAACTTTTTTGTATAGTTGGCACCCATCTGCATAAGCTTAATTGCTTCTTCAGGGTTCTCAACTTTTACTTCACGGCCATTAGCTTTGAAGGGGGCCATGACAGCGGTGTAGAGTGCTTTGTAGTCCTGCTTGTCTTCAGGTTCAGCTTCCTCTGGCTTTTCAGCATCTGCTTCATCGTTGGGCTTTTCAGATTCTGCTTCAGGATCCGCCTCTGCATCATCGGTTGCTTCCAATGGTGCATCAGGAACGTCATCATCGTCGCCCAGTGGATTGAGTTAAGAAACTGGATCATCGTCATCCTCTACTTCCGTTTGTGGCTCTGGGTCTGTCTCTTCGGGTGTCTCTGTCTCTACAACCGGTTCTTCTTCCGGCTGCACATCTGGCTTTTCCTCAAAGGGTTCTTCGACAGGGGGTGTGTGCTCCATGCTCATGAAATCTTCATCAGTCATGTTTGCATAATCTTGATCAGCCATTAGTCATCACCCCCATCAAAATCAGGGTCGTTTTCAGCGGCTCGAAGTTCTTCAAGGGTTTCACCTTGCTCCAACAAGTCAGCTTCTGCACGGCGTCCGAGCATGAGAATTGTTGACATGTACCGCTTGAGCGCACCAATGCCGATCAGATCGTTCTGAACCATTGTACCGCGCTTTGGATCCATGACAGTCTCAGGATCACCTACGAGGTGTCCAAGACGGGCTGCTTCATCAGCAAAATAACCATCAAGGATGATTGCTTTGAAGTCTGGATTGTTTGTTAGACGTTGGGCTACGTCTGCGTTCTTAATAAGTTCTTTTGCGAATTCCATAGTCACTTCGACTTGGTTAATATCGTTCTGTAAATTATTTTCCATGAGATATCCTAGTGTCCTCAGATTTGATTTCTTAGATTAAGTGCTGGATCGTTTGTAGGATTAAAGTCCTTTGATCCTAAGTTGGGAGTCTCTTGCTTTGCGGGGTCGTCCAACATTTTGCTGAGTTCGTTGTACCCAATTGCTGAGTTGACATCCGGTCTGCTTTCTCCCTCTTTCGTAGACTTAAGTAGCCCCTTAGTAATCTCTAAGGATTGGTTTCCTTTAGCCTGTGCAGATTGTTTCTGCATATCCCTATCGTGGGATACTCCACTCGCATCGTTACCGAGTTGAAGGGTCGTTAGTTGTGTCTCTGCTTTAGTCTGAGCTGCTTTGGCTTTATTCAGATCAATTTCTGAAAGCGTCTTATCAATCTCAGACTGTATTTTTGCCATTTCCATCTCATGCATTTTCTCTGCCATTGGGTCTGGCTCTGGCTTATGATTCAAAATCATTTCCGCTAGAGCTGGCATGCGTTTGAGTCTGGCGATCTCCGCAAGGATCATATCCGCCTTGGCTGGATCCATGTTTGGACCCATCGTCTGAAGCATCATGACCAGATCGCTTGCTTTCTGCTCATCAACTTCCGCTGTCGAAATATCTACTACAAGGTCAAAATTGCCTTTGAGATCTTCACGACGAACCTGAATAAATTCTGAATTTGTAACTCGTATTGTCTCTTCTTCACTCAAAAACAGAGCGTTCATCGACATGACTTTGTTACCAATGTCGGCAATACCTTTTGCCAAACGACGTAGGATGTTCATCTCACGCTTACTGGAGGCATCCAGAACACCACGAATACCGGCTGCCACATCCCCGTAAGCTTCACCAGACACACCACCAGAGAAGCCTTTAACGCCACTCAGTGATTCAGCGTCTTGGTTCTGCAACTGGTTCATGGTCAGTGCTGAGTTTGGAATCTCAGGGTATGTGTGTTGGTAGATGCTCGTGCGAGGATCAGTGCCAGGGTTATATTCATAATCCAGACCATTCTCGAACTTACGTCTGTTGTTAACATCCATAAACCCCTTAGCGATACCTTGCTGGGAGTTTGCAGAACGACCCATAAGATCGACCATGCCACGGGTGACAGCGCCAATGATCTTTTGGTTGTCTTCTAGGATCTCTGCGTCTGGCTCACCGTAAACTTCACGCTTTACTGGGAGGTAGTTTGCAACGACGTATGGTGGCTTCTCATCAGGAAATGGTGACTCTTCCATACGCACGATCACATCACCGATCCAGGTGACTGAGATTGGCTTGAGCAGCTCATCACCGTTGATGTCGTGCCAACCCCAATATTCATAAGCGACGACTTTTTTCTTCAGCTCGTCCTTTTGCTCATAATCCGTTGGGGTGGTTGTCTCGTGATCAGGTGTTGCGAGAATGGTTTGACTCGACCACAGCACCTCATCCAGATTTTTGTACCGGCCATCTTTCTTCAGCTCAGATTTGGAAGTTTCAAATGAATCAACGACAAAACTGGACTTGGTGTAATCACCTTCACAAGATGGGTCAAAGAACACATTGTCAGGATGTTTAATCGTGACTGTAGGTTCGTTTGTAACGATCTTTTCTTCTTCAACATCTTCATAGCCAGTGATTTCTGCGATTGTAGGAACACCGGTTTCAAGAAAGTATGCACAGGCTGCTTGAATCTCTTCTGATAGATCCAGATACCCATTGGGGTTTGAAGACTTCATGTCTTCGGCCTCTTGAAGCTCAATTGCTTCTTCTTCAGTCTCCATATCGAAGTAACTGAAGATTGGGTTCTTAACCGTTACGGTCTCTGTAATCCGCTTCCAACCCATCTTGACGATGACTGTACCCTCATCAACAGCAGTTCTCACAT